TTCCCTTCATGTTTTTTTGTGAAAATATATGAATCTTCGATTTTTTTGATAGCCCATCCTTTTTCAATAGCGTTTGTAATAAATACCATCTTTTGAAATTCTTTTTTATCTAACTGTATTTGATTTTGTGTTTGATGCATATACAATTATTTTTATATATTTTGCATTCATTTTACGAAATCATACAACACCTATGTTTGTATTAGATGGTTGGTTTCTATTAATTTGTTCTGCAACCCATTGAAGTCGTTCTTTAAAAGTGTTTCTTTGTTTTTTCATGCTTTTATCGTTCATACTTATACCAATGGTTCTTTTCTTTTGCGTCTTACTCTTACTCTTACTCTTAATTTTTTTATCCATATATGAAATACCGGTTTGTGAAGATTGAAGTGATGATCCAATTTCTTGAATAAGACGCTGTACTTCAATATTCTCATAATAATTTATTACCGTTGTAATAAAATTTACCAAATCATTATCATATAATACATAATTATGGATATTGAAAATATTTCCACAATAAATAAATATGTCGTAAGCCATATATTCTTGATATTCAGGTAAATTGTATGTTCCTTCTATAAATAAAGGAAGCTTTTTTACTTTTAGTTTCACTATTGCTAATATATCGTCCTTTACTGTTTTTACTGCATTCATATATTCTAACTCAAAATCAGTTTCGACATCCATTTCAACATCTAGTTTACCATCTTCTTCGGTGCCACTAAGTATTAGATTTGTTTTTATTTTTTTACCCCCACCAGAAAAGTGATTTTCACGTTCCTGACATATTTCGGCAAATTTCTTTTTTGTTAATCCAATCCACTTTCCTGTATCTGTATATGACACGCAATGTCTTAAAGCATATATCCTTTGTTTTCCACCAACTTTATTTTTATAAAATAATTCAAATACCTTATATTTGTATTTCAATACAATTTCAAAATTATTAAGGTATATAGGATTATTCTTATCAGCTATTATTTGGTTGGTCTCAGACAATAGCTCATTATTTATTTCCTTGATTTTATCAATGATATTGTTTAAAAAAAGAGGTGTTAGGTTTACGGTGTTTGTAGCAGATGTAAATACTGGAGTATCATTAATATTAGATATAATTCCTATCAGATTATCATTTGACGTAAGAATCTCTGATTTAACTGCAAGTACACGGTCTTCTACGCTAAGGGGAACAGGTAAATATCTTTGCAAACATCGTGAACGAGGCTTCCCATCTCCTTTACTTGTTTCAAATTCAAGTAATATACATGGTAACTTGAATAAAATGCATAATAAAAATACTACTGAGTCTCCTGTCGTCATTACAAATGTATGTCTTTCCTCAACCTTATCTTTTTCTAACATCCATGCAAGCATTGCCATCACTTGCATCACATCACCCATTTCTTTCAAATGAACGAATAATTGTTTTTCGGTTAGCCCTGAACTGGTAAAACCTGGATCTTTTTTACTGGCTAGTTGGAATGTATTTTTTTTATTTTCATTTCCAATAACATAATGTCCTATATGATGGATATCTATATTGTGATGTATCGGCATTGGATATGAAACTGTTGATGTAGCTGTTTTTCCAATACTAAAATATGGTGTTTGTATAGTGGTTGGTATTTGATAATCGATGCTATATTTATATTCATATGTTTTTTGACCGGAACTATTATTACCTTCTCTCGTACATTCTGATTGATAATTTATACAATTTTTAAAATATAAAAAATCGTTCATAACTGATCCATCAAATTGGAGAATTTTGTCTACTGGTGGAAAATGTTCTGTCCGTCCATTAATAAACGACCTAAAAAAAGAATCATTTATTGTATTTGGAAAACAACTTACTTCAATAACAGTATCAGAATCTGTAAAATCAAAATAAAGATTCTTTCCGGATTCTCTAAATACACAACGTTTTCCTCTATCCGGACCTAGTGATATCATTAAACTTTCTCGTTCTTTCGTTTTTAGCCATGATTTTTCTCTAATATTACCAAGCCCTTTTTCTTTATCTATTATCCTTTTTTTCAGACCGTCTAATTGGGATTTCCAACCACTGGGGATGGATTTAATACCAAATGCTTTACTTATTATATCAGTCACACCTGACCCACTTGTTTTAATGTCTTTCATTGAATCGCAATATCTAAGCAGTTGTTGCGAATTTATTGCTTCTTGATGTAATTGGGAATATGTTTTAGTAGTACCAACTAAATTAAATATTCCACCATTATAACTTAATTTCACCATTTATTATATGTAAATATTTTTTATTTACATGATTACACCATTTCTATGGCTAAAATAATTCATCGATTTTTACTACGAAGTGATGAAATACAATAAAATTCGTAACTATTTCTATAATTTCTTAGTGTATTCCGCTTCACTGTAAGAAACTGAATATATATGGTTTTTTTGTATAGGAAAAGAGTTATTTCGAATCTATTTACATGTAAAAAGGTATAAAACTTGATATACGTAATTTATTATCTAAATAATAAATGAAAAATTCAAAAACAATTGACGAGAAACATACCGAAATGTTGTTGATATTTGACAAAAATAAAAACGAGGTTATTCCTTCATTAAAAGAAGAAATTGAGAACCTGAAAATATATTTAAGAACCTTGAAAAAACCCATGAAAATAGATGAGTTAATGGATACAAAAGACCAAATCAAAGAGAAACAATTACTTATTAAAAGTCTCGAATATAAAGAAAAGCATTATTATTTGGATAATTCCCGATATATTTTCGATTATTTCGAACAAAAAAAGGACATTTCATCTGGTTCAAACAAGAAAAACACGAATCTTCTAAATTCCTTTTTCAAGATTACCGCAAAAGATATTGAATCTGCAAACCCGAACTCAATGAAATATAACCATTCTCGATTGACTTACCAAAACTATTGGAAGAATGTAGCGAATGACTATATCAATATTCATGACTATATTGTCTCATCCGATGTATGCGAATCATGCAAAATTGGGGAAATGATTCCTCAAGATGAAGAAGGTATTTTAATTTGTAATAATAAATTATGCAGTAAATTCATCACATACATTGTTGATTCAAATAAACCTACCAACAAAGAACCACCGAATGAGGTATCCTATACTGCATATATACGTTTGAATCATTTTAAAGAGATTCTATCACAATTCCAGGCGAAAGAAACGACACAGATTCCTGACGATGTTATACAAGCCATTCGCGACCGAATTAAAAAAGAGCGTATTACAAATTATTCAGAAATCAATTATGATAAGATGCGCGAGATTTTGCGGAAATTGGGGTTCAATAAATATTTCGAACATATCCAATATATCAATTCATTGTTTGGAATCAAACCCCCGATTATGAATGAGGAATTGCACGAGACATTGTGTGTTTTATTCATTGAAATCCAAAAACCGTGGGCCATACATTGCCCGCCCAATCGCCGGAATTTCTTCAATTATACATATACTCTCTATCAATTGTGCGTTTTATTGGACCAAACTCAGTATCTTCCGTATATTCCTATGATGAAGGACAGGGAAAAACAGCTGGACCAGGACATGATTTGGAAAAAAGTTTGCATGGAGTTGGATTGGGAATTCTTCCCGACAGTGTAAAATCGAATCTTTGTCTAATAATATATAAAATATCTATAATATCTATAATGCGGTCTCAAACAATTTTTATACAAGGATTGAATATGGAAATCACATATTTGATTGGCGAGAACAAAGCCGACAATTTCCACGTGATTGATAATTCTTCACCTAATGATATATGGATTCATGCGAACCATATATCATCGTGTCATGTTGTCTGTAAAATGCCAGATGGAATAAAAAGAAAAGATATCCGATACATTATCAAGGCCAGTGCATTGTTATGTAAAAAATATACAGGCAAACTTAATGGATTGGTTACAGATTTTGTTTACTGTAAGATGAGTGATGTCCGAAAAACAGATGTTATTGGATGTGTATCTGTTTCCAATTCAAAAAATATTATAGTATAATTACTGTAAAGAACATGCCTCCTTAATTCGTTTTGTGAAATTGAATATGACTGTTTCTAACTCGGATGTTGGAATCGGGTCTTCGTTATCAGTATCAGGTTTACTCAATAATGTGAAAAGAGCCAAGATATTTTTTGATCCATCACCAGCATACATCACAAATTGACAATATTCACTATCTTCATCATCTGATATTTTTTGAACCTCACCGAATACTGAACCCCATGAGGAATGTCCTAATAATATAACGAGCTGACAAATCACAGGGTCGCGTTGACCCCATACTTGTCTATATCCAGCATAAACGGTGAACCCATTTACAGTAACATTTTCATATACATATCCTTGATTAGCTTCACCTCTCCCATCTGCACCAATTTCTCCGCCATTTTGCCATCCGACTGGTCCTGAAGGACGATAACATAATACAGTCAATGGATGCAATGATTTGTTGATTTGCTCATCACCTGTATCTTCTTCTGGTATATATCCTAAACTAATATAATTGCAATTTGTATCGACCGTTGTTTCTGTTACCGTATCATATGTAATAATCTGGGGGTAATCTTCTGTGTCTATTGAACTTAAATCATATCTATCACCTGATAAAAGCCATGGTGTGATAAACATTCCATCGTCGAACATATCTTCACCGCCATCGTCAATAAATATATTTGTACCATCCATTGTATACGCCCAAAAATTTGGATTTCTGAATTCCGTCATATAATTTCTTAAATATGCCGCGATTGTGTTTAATATACCTAGTGCTAAATCGCCTGAAGGTGGTGCAGCAGGTTGCGAATAACTTGTAGTGACAGATCTGTATAATTTAGCTCGGTGTGCAAAAGAGCTTGTCGCGCCCACACCTGACCCAGGAACATATTTATTCATTATAGATCCTTGACTATTTGATATACTATCAACTCCAAAAACACTCCCATTTCTACCAACATGTCTTGTAAAAATAATATATACATTGTAAAGATTTAACTCTTTCCATAAAAAAAATAATTAACTATTTCCCTCGCTCAAATAATTTATCGATTTTGGTGCCTCTACAGCGAAGCAGCGAAGTACCTTATCAATGGATTATTTGAGCCAGGTAAAGAGTTAACATGATAAAACCCCCAAAATGGATGTTTTATCAAGTAAAGTATCAAATATTTGTTATTTACACCTTTCTACATTTCACCGATAAATCACCTTTTATATTATATATAAAAGGTGATTTATCGGTGAAAAGGTGTAATATGTCTAAATCATTATAGTAATAAACTCAAAATAAATTTTTATTTATTGAAGTAGGTAATCCATGACCGAATAGAATCATATACATCAATACGAAAGAGAATAACAAAATACTTCGGTTTTCAGCCACAGTTTGTTTTTGACCGAGTATAAAAATCATAAAAATGTATAATAAAATACCAATTATTGCGGAATGCAATATCATCATTCGTCCAGTTTCCATTTTATATATATATTATACTGTAGAAAAAAAACGGCGTTTTATACCTTTTTATATTTCACAGATAAATCGGGGGATTGAAAGGTGAAAATGTGTAAATGAACCATAATAAGCCAAGTATTTTAGCACATGATATATGAAATCGTATTTTATTTTGGTAAGTGGTGTAACCCTTTCCATAAAATATTATATTATAATATATATTATGTTTTGCTGGTGTTTCGATAATCCTTGCATCTATAATTATGAGATTGATAATCAGAAATATCTCAAAATAATGGATTCTTTTGAGAACAATCAATCAAAAACAATAACAACGTTAGTCAAACAAAATCGACAAAACGATTTTTTCAATTTTTTGATTGTTTTAGCAGATAAACATTATGTGAAAAAATTTTGGACTGGGAAATGTCTTTATGACAGTTTGCTAGAACAGGATTTTCCAGGAAGTATCAAAATCATAAATCAAAATGATTTACAGAAGACACAAAAACAGAAGACACAAAAACAGAAAATACAAAACCAGAACAACCAAGAATATATTATCAAAGATGCAATTGTTCTCAAAAAACTGTATATAAGATTACCAAAAGAAAATCTATATATCGATTCATCAAAGTATGAAGAATATTTATTGAATTCCATCACAAATGAGTTTCTTCGCATTATTGCCACATTGAAACCAATGTCTATCAAAATGAAAATATTCAACCAAAATAATAATGAAATAGACTTTGATATGAATACATCTATTTCATTTCAAGGCATTGATGTCGGGTCAGATGTGAAGAACCAGCAAACCAACAATAGTAATAGCACGAAGGAATGGTTGCTAACCTTTCGTAAAAATAAATCACATATTGATTTATCATGTTTCTTAGATAAAACCAAATTTTATTATCTTCCCAAATATGTGGATTGGACCGACTTGATTCATAATCGCGTGAATTACAATGTAAATACGGCAAAATACGTATACGAACACACCATTGATAATAATATCAATATTGAATTTGTGGAAAAAATGAAGGTTCTCAACATTGAATGTAAATATAAGAAATCGAAATATGAAAATCTTAGATTCGAATATGAAATCGATTATTATCCTCTATAGATACTTGTCTGGGTTGTAATTGTATTCGAAACATCTGCGATGGAAATCGATTTGACCTCCATGGTCGGTCTTCACATCACCTTCTTCGACGCCTACCATTGGTGATATCAACCCGCGATTCCCATATTTGGTGAATTGCCAGTCGGTGCAAAATGGGATATTTTCTTCTTTTTGTGAAATAGCATATTCAGGAGTGTATCTTGCAACTAGTGTTTTCGCGTGAGATTTCGACATGAAATACATATGTGCGCCCCATAAATCCTCTGGATATCCTTGGATTTTGAACTCGTCGTCTCTATGTAGAACCGGAAAATATCCGTCTTCTGCCACTGCATAAGGCCATAAATAGCTGAGTAATAAAATATCCAATTTTAATCTATCATATACATCTATTATTTTGGGGATTTGCGTTTTTAGGGTGCGCGAGAGTAAAACGTCGTCTTCACAAACGATGCAGTAATCATATGTTGTATTTTCTGCGAAATGTTTCATGCAGTCTACATGCTGGAAGAAAATGGACCAGTTGCGTTTTTCGAAATCGGTAATGGGTTGGTTCGCGATTCTTGGGTCTTGGGTGGATACCGGGTCGACAAAATGTGCGTCCATGCCGATTGACTTTACACGTTGTGTCATTTTTTCGCGTCTTTCATCGTCTTTGTAATTTACTACATAAATAGCGCACGACTTTTCCATGTTATATTATATTGAAAATATAACATGTTCTCTTTATTTTATTTTATTTTTATTAGATATCATTTATTATCAGATATATCATTTATTATCAGATATATCATTTATTATCAGATATATCATATATACAAACTCCAGTCTATATATCTTCTGGTGATATAGATATACTTTTTGATTGAAAATCATTTGTAATAATTCCTTTTGGTAAATAATATTTTATTGTTTTATTTTTTTTATTTCGCGTTTTGTTATTTCCTCCACTCATTTCAACTGGAAAATGAATGATCCAATTTTCATTATAAAACACATCTTTCAGTATAAATTTCATGAATTGTTCGATCCATGGTCCAACTAATCTACAACGATGTTGTTTTGGTATAGATTGAAAAAAATCGCTAAAATTATTTGCATTATTATAATATTCATATAATTCGGTCATTTCTTCTTCTTTTTTATCAAATAATGAAACAAATCTATCAAAATGCATATTTGTTTTGAATTCTGGTGAATATAAAAATTCATTTACCTTTGTTCTATATTTCCGATGTCTAACTTCATCTTTTTGTGTTGCATTGAAATATTTTTCATACCATGTTTGACAGTTAAATAATATAGAAAAATAGTATAATGGTATAGGTTTTACATATGTTCCTCTTTTTTTATTTTTTTGACCCTTTTTTTCTTCTTCAGTCGCACATTCAATACTGGATTTATCATCGAATTTTATATGAGTAAGTGTTGGTAATTGTGTATAAACGTATTGTAATAATGTTTTTATCATTATAATTGCGCCACCACCCTTTTCTAATGCTCTATCAAAAGAACATCCTGGATCACTTAGTAAAATCGGTATTGTGGCATCCATTGGTTTATTATTTTCATATATAATTGAAATATTTACACAATCTGGATAAGTTCCTCCAATCTTGAAATTACGACTATATATTTCAGTTCCATCTCTTGAAAACAATGAATTATCTATTATTTGAAATTTATATGGTCCTGATGTAATCATTATTTTTTTAGGTTGGTCCATAATAATATATGATATGATATATTATTATATTTATTATTATCAGATATATCACATATACGTATCTAGAAGGGTTCCGTCTTCCGCAAATACCCAGACTTCGTAGTTCATTCCTAATTCTTTTGCCGCTTGTTGTTTTTCGAAAATATGACAATGTGCCATCTGGAACGTCCATGTAGATTTCACTTCGATACATCGGTTTTGGTCGGCAATGAAAATATCTACATAGTGCCGGTGTTTTACGCCAGATAAGTCATAATACCATATTTCCGGGACGTTTTCGCGTTGGGTTTCGATTGCCGTTTCGTCTACCTTTTCTACTCCTATTAGTCGATTGAGTGCGAATGGTTCGTATCCCTGGACCATCACTTCGGTTCCTGATGGGAATTTGTATGATTTCTTTTTTGCCATATTTTTGAGGGATCTTGCTGCTATTTCTGGGTCGAACATTACATTTTCCACGCCATATCTTTCCATGCATGTGTTTTTGATTTTATCTTTATGAGGTTCTGATTGGAACACATTTACCACGCCGTATCTTTCCATATTGGTGTCTTTGATTTTTTGTCTTACAGATTCGCACTGCATTGGATTTTCCGTGCCATATTTTATTAGATTTGTTGCTTTTGATTTTTCTCTTACTTCTGCTGATTGCATTGAGTATTCTACGCCGAAATTTTTGAGGGTTGTAGCCATTATCTTTTCTTTTATTTCTTTCGATTGAAATGCATTTTCTACACCAAATTTTATAATACATGTTTGTGTCATTTTATCATGTATTTCTTTATTTTGTGCTGCATGTTCTACGCCATATTTTTCCAAACATGTTTCTCTTGATTTTTGTTTGAATTCTTCATTTTGGAATGTGTTTTTCACTCCATATTTCTTCATACATGTTGCCTGAACTTTTTCGATTACATCTTTATTTTGTAATGGATGTTCTACACCATACCTCTCAACATTTGTTTTTCTAGCCTTTTCCATTACATCTGGATTTTTCGATGGATTTTCGAATCCATATTTTTCTATATTTGTTTTTTTCCTTTTTTCTTGTACGTCTTTACTTGAAAGTGCATATTCTGTTCCATATCTTGTCAGACATGTTTTCTTTATTTTATCCTTTACATCTGAATTACACATCACTGTTTCTACGCCATATCTTTCCATACATGTTTTCTTTATTTTATCTTGAACTTTTTCATTTTTCATTGCATTTTCAAAACCATATTTTTCAACGCACGTTTTCTTTATTTTTTCCTTATGTGTTTCTGATTGAAATACATTTTCAACTCCATATTTCTTCATGCACGTTTTTTTGTATTTTTCGTTCCTAATATTGATTACACATTGCTTACAATAATATGATTCATATATTATTAGTGTTCCAAATAGTTTACTAAATGTATTACTGCATTCTGCATTGACGCATTGACGCATTCTCCTTCAATTTTTGTTTTTCTTGTCATTTTTTCTTCCGAATAATCTTTCGTAAGCCTAATGTTTTTATCCAGGCAGAACTGATTCAATAACTCATGTGTATGTTTTATCATATATACTACTTTGAGATGTTATTTTATATGGTTTATTTAATTAAGTATTTAATTTATTTGTTCGATATTTTGCATTTTTGCTTTTCTATTCAAATATGCCGTTCTTGCATACTGCTTTTTCTTTTCTTGTGATAAATTTTCATAATAATTTGTTTTTTCTTTGTATTCCTTCACTTTTTGTTTAAATTCTTCTTTATTCGATTCATAATACGTCTTGTTTCTTTCGGGACATGTATATTTTTTAAGATGGTCTTTTGTTTTCTCTAAATCTTCTCTTAATGATTTATTCTCCTGCTTCAACTGTTCGATCTCTTGAAGATACGACTCCATTTATTATATATAGTTTTTTCTTTTTATATAATTTATTTGATAAATTATATATTTTATTATGGGTTTTTTGTCGCTGCATTCTTCATGCAATAATTCTCAAACCTCCCGCCAAATTCGCACCAAGCGTGGCGCCTAAACCAGTCTTTGTAGCCGCACCCATAGATGGTATGAAAACATCCAACACGCTGAAGGTTGCGGCAGCAGTCAAAGCAATAATAATGACTTCCTCAACATTCAACGACTTTTTAGGAATAGCATAAGCAGCTAAAGCGACAATGATACCTTCAACGATGTATTTAATAGCTCTTTTAATAAGCTCTGAAAAATCAAATGTGCTCATGATTATAATATATTATATGAAAATAAAAAATATTAATGAGTTTAAAATACTTAAATAACATCTTCCTAAATGTATATAATGTCTGGATTCGAGAGAAAAATATTAGAGAACGGTCAGATAAACCCTAAATATATCGATCTATGTGATGAGGACCAGCCAATCGCAGGTCAAAAGTTCGCATGTTTGTCATTCATTTCTCCAGAAAAAATCTTGAAGAAACGCGAAGCATTTATGTTTGACGAATTCCTAAAACAATGGGATTTCAAGAAATCAATGGATAAGTTTTTCGATTTCATCCATTTCATCTCATATAAACACGGTTTAGATGTAGAGACGATTATTGCCGATTACACTGAATTTATTACTGAAGAGGGGGCTAAGTTGAAAGAGCAGGGTGTGGAGGACGACTACAAGAATTTCTTGGATAAGAATGAAGAAGGTCTAACACAAAAATTCCAAAAGACGAATGATTTCCAGACATCGGTGAGAGGTTTGAAAATCCGCGGTGTATTTCCAACACAAGAGGAAGCCGAAATGAAATGCAAGAAGATTCGAGAGCTTGACCCAAACCATGATATTTTGGTCGGCCCTGTCGGTATTTGGCTTCCATGGGACCCAGATGCATACAAGACTGGTCGTGTCGAGTTCATGGAAGACGAATTGAACCAACTTCATAGCGAGAAAATCAAGAATGAGGCAAAGGCAAAGGAGGAGTTTGAACGTAGAATCAAAGAGACAAAGAAAAAAGCGATTGAGGAAAACATCAAATTGGCACAAAAGAGCGGCAATAAACTAACACAGACCATCGACGAAAAGGGTAATTTAATCGGTGTGAAGGAAACCGTCGATTTCGAAGGAAGGGAAGCCGCTACAGAGGAAGAGACCAAGGCGTATAACGAGAAGGTTTTGGAATACAATCAGCAGAAATCTGATGGAATTGTAATTACGGAAGAGTAAAAATGTTGTTCAAGATATATATATTTGGATTTTTCAAATATATATTTCATGGTATTATGAGATGCGTGTAAAAAGAAATATGTTATGAAGATTTGGATTATTTGGATGTTTTTTTTGACAGTTTTTGAAGCTCTTTTTTTATTGATGATTGTTGTATATCTGCCAACTTCTGATGTTCTACCTCATCAATGAGTTGTGTTAATCTAATATTATCATCTAATAATTTATTCAATGTATATGTTTGTTGTTTTTCAGGTATTCTTTTGGATATATCGTATTGTTGTAGTTCTTTTTCATATTGTTGTATTTTAATTCTTAATTTGTCATTTTTTTGTTTTTCTTCGTCAAACTGTTCCTGTTTTTGAGGAATGGTTTGCGTTGTCATATATTCGACTTGTTTTTCCGTAGCATCTAGTTTTAATTTCATAATATTTAAATGTTCTCCTTGTTTATTCAAAATGTCTATTTTTTCCATCATGACAAGTTTATCAAACACTATATATGGATCTGATTACTTTTAAATAGATTTTTAAAATTATATTGGATGTTAGCAGCTTTTAACTTATTTACGAATTGAATTATTTTGCCAAATTGTTCCAAATCAATAGATGTGTCTACTTCTGGTCCTTCTTGTCTTTTTACAAAAATAACATATTTTTCATCAGCTGGTATTCGCTGTAAATAATTTTTAATGTTTAAATCTTCATCAACTTTAATAATTCTATCGAGCATGTTTTGAATATTATCTAATGCTTCATTATTTATAGTTGGCAATATACTACTACGAGATACAACAAGGTCAAATATTATTCCTATATTATACATATCTGCTATAGTACGAATCTTTTTCATAGAAGTTATTGAATCTGCCAATGTTCTAAAATAGTCAGGTGTAGTTTTTAAAATATCTATATCTTTAAAAAAATTTTTAATTCCCATTTTTTTCAATGCGGTGTCTTTGAGTGCGATATCAGAATATATTGGTTGTAATTTTTTAGCGATTTCTTTGATGGACTCTGGATTTTTCTCATTAAGAGTAATATTAACAGTAATTCCAACTGTGAAAAATTGTCTTATCAATTTATTGATTTGCTGTATATCCTTATTTTTAATATGCTGTTGGTATTCATTAACAACTGGACTTGATTTATCAATGGATTTGGGTTTATAACTAGCATATAAATCAAAATTGGGTTGTTGGCTATATCTACCTTGTAAACTAGGAACTTTTTTGCGAGATTGAGAAAATAATTTCTCAGGCATTTTACTTGTATCAGGTGCTATGCGTTTTTTGATTGTCCTCTTAATAATTTTGTCAACAAAAAGTTCTAAACGATTACGCATAGTTTTGTTGGTTTTCGAGTTTTTTTTATTGGTTTTCGAGGTCTTTGAATTTCTTATCATAGGATTATCATTATACATGATTGGACTATCATTTTTAACAGCCGACATTATATAATATATATATATTTTCTGTAAAATTCAATGTGTTTATTGTCTTTTGTTTATGGATAGTAGAGATATGTCAGAATTTCTGTCATGTCTTTTATTTATGGATAGTAGAGATATATCAATGCGATTCTCGTGTCTTTTATTATTGATAATTGAAACATGTTGATACTAAATACATGTCTTTTATTTATGAATGGTAAATACATAGTTTTATCTACCATTTCCCTTTTTTCACTGTGATTTGCTGTCCCGCGCTCTTCTTTTTCGATTTACTTGGATCATACGCATCGTCTTCGTCATCCGAACCCATTCCTTTGGATATTTCCCAGAATTCTTTCGATCCCAACTTGAAGTCCGGTCGTCCTTCAGCTTTATACCAAAATATCTGGTCGTTCAGTTTGTTCGATTTCGCATTATTATTTATTACTAAACACTCATAATTCTCTGTCGTTTGGTCCATCACAGAATTAAAAGATTCCAATGTGGGAAACATGGACGCATAGTTCTCCCAAATTCTTTTTCGATTTGTCATATATGGCTCACGTAATATGAAGACATAATCGATATTTGTTCTCAAATTCGGTGGTATTCCAAGCGGATACTGCATTGTTATGATCAACATTACCTTCCAATGTCTTCCGTTCATAAAGAGAAGTCTCATAAGTTTGTCTCGAGTCCAAGATTGGTCGTATAGACAATCATCTAAAATAACAAATGCGCGAGGGTCAATCGTGGTTCTCTTATACTGTTCCATTTCCTTATTAACTTGTTTTAATACTACCTTCTGACGTCGCAAAATGTTCTCTATTAATACCGAGTTATATTCCTCATGAATAAAAAGTTTAGGCACATGTGATGCATAAAACCCATTACCCGCTTCCGTACCCGAAATAACTGTGCCGATAGGTATGTCCTGATGATGATATAGCAAATCTCTTACTAAATAGGATTTACCAGTATCACGACGCCCAATCATAACAATAACAGGACCCTTATTTTCGTCTGCTTTAAATGTAATTGCACGCATATCAAATTTCTTTAGTTCTAAAGTCATTTGTGTATGAATATATATAGTTCACGTCTATAATTACAATTGGTCTCCAACGCATCCAAATAAAGGGTGAATTATTATTATATAGTTCAAAATACTTGAATATAATATTCTTTTGAAATATACAATGATGTCTAAATTTGATATACATTACCGCAAAATCAAAAAAGTGGTTCTCGAGGATTTAGAGAAAATGTATCTATCGTCGGACCCAAAAAACGCTTCCGAAAAATACCAGCCGTTTCATATAAAGAATCTTCAATGTTATAATCCTATATACAATATTTTTTTTGAAATGAATAATACAAATTATGACTCTATCGCATTAAATCATAAATATCATATACATGACTTGAACGGCGTGTGTTATACTGATGGAGAAAATGAAACTTGTTCGTACAAAGAATCGGATATTTTTATAAAATTTGCACCATTATTAGACCCAATTCGATACTTAATTGGGAAATACAAGGAGAAAAATGATATTCTCGTTGCTCTGCCATCATATATAAATAAAAATGATAACAAACTTGAAAATTCGAACAATGCATCATATATTGATAATTTTTTCTGTTATTTATCGAGTCAATTACTGAATCATCATGCATTCCCGCATGCAATTGATTATTATGGTTCATTTGTCGGTATTCAGTCGAAATACAAATTCAACGCATCCGATGATATTGATTATTTGATCCAATCTGAATTTTTTACGCAAAACAAGGGCAAAATATATGAAATCGATGTATCTGAAAATCCTTTTGCTAATTTTGGTTCTCGAAATAACAAAAATAAATTGCTTATTCATAATGGCTCGAATATCTCAAATATGTCTTTAGAAGAGTTAGACTTTGAAACTATTCCTATTTCGTCAGAAAGTATTACTGAAGCAGATATAGAGAATGTATATGATAAACCAGACTGCCATTCTGAAGTGTCTTCTATAAATAGTTCTAATAATAGTGAATTGAATTATTCAGATGATATAAGCGAAGATCACGACGACGACGAAAATCAAGAAGATGAAAAAGACGGAGAACACGATGAAGATGACGATGAAGGTGATGACGATGAAGGTGATGAAGATGATGACGATGAAAATGATGGCGAAGAGGGTGATGACGATGACGATGGCGAAGAAGATGATGATGAAGAAAATGACGATGAAGGTGATGAAGATGATGATGAAG